GATTAAGCAACAAAAAAAAAGGGCCTTCGGGCCCTTTTTTCGTTATACTCCTAATATCCCAGCTCGCAAATGTCTATTTGTATTCGCCATAATGCTGTTATCAATATTTCTAAATACTGCCATTTCAATTGCAGGTCCTGATGATCCTTTACCTGATGCAACTGTTGGTGCATTGATGTTATTAATGACAACAGGTTGTGCATTTTGAGCTGTAGATGCAACAGGTGCCGCATTTAAAATTTGTGAAGTCATTTCAATGTTTCTACCTGTAGTTTGTGTTGGCGCACTTAATAATCCTGACGATGATATCGGCTTTATATTCAATGACCCAGAAGGTACGGCCTTTATACTATCTTGTTTAAATAATTCACCTTCTCTTTTTCTTCTTTGTACTAGAGTAGGATCAATTTTACCACTTGATGTTTTTATACCCTTTTCGGCGATAATATTTCCTGCTGTTGTAGTATCACCTCTCATAATAGCTTCCTTTAATCCCTGTTTTTCAACGAGCCCCTTTGTGCTTCCTACGTTATACGAATATGATATTAAAGCGGCTTGTTGTTTTTCTGTTAATCTACTCCATGCTTCTTCACCTAAAGGTTCTTTAGCTCGGCTCATATATTTTGGCAAATCAATTTGTAAAAGTTTTAATGCCTTTGGTTGTGCATCTTTCTTCGTTGATCCCAGTACAGTATCTTTTCCGCCCTCACCTTTCACAGGGATTTTTTCATCACCTAAATCAATATATCCCTTAGCGACTTCTTCTTTTGTAATTTGATGTCCAAATCCGATAGAAAACGTATATGGCTTAGGTGTCATACCCCTTTTTTCTAATTCTTTGTTTTGTGCATCTTGTCTATTTTTAGGTGGGTCAAAATATGCCTTATGTTGAAATCCTTCTTCTTTTTTAATTAAATTAACAATATTACTATTTGTATTTTCACTTGTGTCCATTGTTTTAAACAATGACTGTACGGTATTATTATTGCTTACAATTGCAGGTGTTATTTGTTTTACATTTGAATTGTTACTTGTTGTTGAAGGCCCAAAAAATGTTGTGTCAGTTGGTGTTTTAGATACTGAAGGAGTAGTTGTCGAAGTAGGAGCTGCTGTTTCTGGTTGAGGTGTTGTTTTTTCAGGTGCTGACATTTTAGAAATTTTTTCATCTATTGCGTCTGCTTTTGACTTGAAATAATCGCCCGGTGTTATAGCATCTAATGCTCTATAAACACCAGATAATGATTCTAGAAAAAATTTTTGTATAGTTTTAAATGCTTCCTTTATTTTTTGAACAATAACATCAAATACTTTGTATAATAGCTTTCCTAAAATAATACCCGCTGCTGCACCTAACCCACCTACCTTTGATGGGTCTCTAGGCGCATTACTTGTAAGTTCGTCGCTACCACTAGCACGTTCAATATTTTGTGGAGCTTGTGGCATAGTTGATTCCATGATAGCTTGCGATGTTCTAAGAAACACGTTGTCTGCAGAAATTATCAAGGTTTGTTTTTTTGTGTTGCTTTGTGTTTGATTAGGTTCTTCTGCAGATGTCCCCATTGTACTAGATTCTGTGTCGGGTGCAGTTTTCTTTGCAAACGTATAAGGATTACGAAAAGCTTGTGTATTAGCTCGTGGCGCAGATCCCGCACGGGCCATTTGTGATGCAGATTTACCCGCTTCAGAAATATATCCGCGATTTTTTAAGGCCGATACAACTCCTTTAGCTGCCACTGCTCGACCTGCTGCACCTGCTACTGCTCGACCTGCTGTTGCTAGTAATAGAGGAATCATTGCTTATCTCGCATTTTGTGCTTGTTGTTTATCGTGCTGTTCTTTTAAATGTCTTGCTAGCAAATTAACGTAAATATCTCTTTCCCACGGCATCATATTTTCAAGATCGGCTAATGAAAGCTTATGCACATACATTAGCAGAAAATTAGTCATATAAAGATTGTTCAGCGTCTCATGGGAAAGATTTATAAGAAAAAATTGTATATTCCCGTTACATCAATTTGATTAGATGTACTACACTTTTCACAAGTAAAGTTGATTGTATGAACTAATGCAGGTACATTATTAAAGAAATTTTGTACTTGTATAAATTGCTCAGGAACCATCATTTCAAGAATTTGTTTTATTGTTTCTTGTGTATCTGCAGTATTTTCGATCATTTCTTCGTCGTTATATACCTTTTTCACACATGAGACAATCATCTTGAAAATTGATTCTACATCGTTATCACCTTTTATAAGTGACAAATCTGACAAGTTAGGATATTTCATTTCGATTTTAAAATCATCAAAATCTAGTACGTTTTTTACACCTTCCTTGAATACTACATTGATAGTATCAAGATTTATAAAATGACGATGTGTATTTTCACAACTTGAACATGTAAGAATAACTTCTGATACTTCACCCACCGATTTACAACGAAGTTTTAAAAATACATACTGCACATCAAACATCGGATTTTCATTGATGTCAACCGCATCAAATGTACAAGATTTAACAATATCACCCATTGCCCGTTTAATTTCTTCATCATCATTGCTTTGCATAGCTAATACTAAGATTTTTTCTTCACGTACTGTATAAGGACGATAACGAATAGTGTCTTGTGTTGACGGTAAAATCAATTCATAAGTGGGTAATTTAATCATAGGTATATTCATAATTTCTCCTTAATTTTTTAAAGTTGCTTTAAAGCGCCACGTGCTAATGCTGATTTATTTGTTGGAACGCCAACCCTACGCAGAAAACTAAATGTTTTCCCTAAAATTCCACCTTTAGCTCTTTCGATGCTGCTAATTATATCATAGGTTTTAAAAGAAAACTCCACGGTTATTTTAAACACATCGGCGCTACCTTGCGAAAGCGGCGTCATTACAATTGAACGTGGGAAAACTTCATTGAATTTCATACTATATACAATAACGTCTGATGGTCTATTTATTTCTTCGTTTAACATATCAACAATACCTGTAGCCCTTTTTATTTTGTTATACAAACCTAATTGACTACCTAAAATTGTATTTTTCTTTTTTTGTATTGTTGCAGTTAAATCACGTTTTAATTTTGAAACGCCTTGTGTTGCGAGATTAGTCGCTCGTTCCTTTGATCTTTCTAATAATCTTGATCCAAACTTTGTATTAAAGTTTTGTGTGAATGGTTCCCATTGTTCGCCGGGATAATTGGGTCGTAAAAAATATAAATTCGCTGTTGATATGTAATCTTTATATTCGCCAATTTCTCGTGTTTCGTGGTCTACTAAGAGGCGTGTCCAATCTTCAAAAAATGTTTGGAGATCATGTGTGTGGTCAATTAAAAATGTCACTGTAAATCCTTGTGTGCCACCATAATCTACAGTATGCGCGCGCTGTTCATTTAACCCATTTAACCGCAATGTTCTGGTTTGAATAGTTTTCGCAGGTAAACTAATATCTTCACAAGCAAGTAATATATCATTGAGTGTATTGCCATAAGATTTCATAGTTCCATTTAATCCCTGTGGCAATCCAGCACTAAACAAAAATCTATTAGTTTTTTGTAACCCATTGCCACGAACCCATGCAATGAAATTTTGTAAATCAGGATTAACAACATCTGCTGTTGTACCTGATTTTTTTTGTGTTTCTTTTTTAGATCCATCAAATTTGTTCTTTGCAGATCTAGATATATTTTTAATTTTTTGTAACCCGAAATTCATATTTTACCTCTACTATCCTTATAGATTTTATTGCGGGATGCCTTTTCAAAATTATCTACCGGAAGCATGATCGCTTTTTTCCAGTCTTTCGGATGAATCTGCATGATGCGTGAATTTATTTGTGAGTATAGATAATGTTTAACACAAGCATGAACGCCGGGAAATTTTGCGGCATTATTCAACAGATTCCATTGCAAGCGAAACCGCGATTTCTCAGATAGCGTTGTATCAGATACATACGCTAACATTTTTTCAAGCAATCGCATCCGTAACATAGGTGGCAAATAGTGAAAATTTAATCCGTAAAATCCACCTGGAACCTTTCGAAATGGCACGACTAACGGAAATGTATCATAGTACTCTAAACTATCTTTCGTTTTTGGTTCATACACAAATAGCAACATAGTCCCTACGTTTATTGTCGTAACGTATTCACCAATATCACTTCTCATCACCTTATTTTGCTGTAAAGATGCTAGTCCTAAGGATCTGATAATGTCTTGATACCACTTGTATGACTTATCAGGTGATTCCTGCTGACGAATCTTATCGAAAATAGAAATTGGCATTAAAAATTAACGGTTGACAACGGTTGACAGGTGTGTTAAAATTACTATGTTGTGAATGATATGCTTAATCATATATTTATGTTACTTTGTTAACCCTAAGTCACGCTCAGTGACTAACATGAACTCCCATCCCTGCTGCTTAGCAAATGCTGATGCAGCTTTCCACTTTGCTTGATTCACACCCCATTGCATCACTTCGTTTAAAAATTGTCTTGAACGCCTTTTTGGCGGCTGAGGTTCTTGTGTAAATCTGAAGGGTTTCACCTCTATCAGATACACTTTAACTTCGCCGCTTTTTGTTTTCACCTTTATCGTAAAATCTACGAAGTAGCGATGAAGTTTACGATCTACCGGGCTAATATACGGCACAATAATTTCTTCACTATTCCAGCAGATAATGCTGTCGTTCAAATCACACCATTTCATAAATCGTAGTTCATAGCTTGATCGGTAGATAATGTTTGAGCTATCACCGACGTATTTTGTGGGATTTATTGGGGTAAATTTTCCTTTGTATGTATCTTTGGTATAAGCCATATAAATATATAAAACTTTAGTCAAGGATATTTATGGCTGATGGTCCTATTATTTTTAGCAATGAAGAAGAAGAAATAGAAGCCGTTTCAAACGCAAATTTAGATAATGATAGTTTAAACGTTCTAGAAAAACAACAATGGCGCGTATTACGCTATCCACAAGAATTAGGATCATCACCAGATCTTAAAAACTATGTGGTATTTTATATTAATGTGCGTGAACGTGACACATCAGCCGAATACGAGAAAAAAATAGGGACAATTAATTTACCAAAATCACAGCTTACTAAACAGAATCGAACAGTAACAACTGAAGCTAAAGATTTTAAAGGTTTGGCTGGGGCGGCAGGAGCTGCTGTTTTGGGGCAATTTCTTGGAGGAAGTTTTCTTGCTAACGTTGCTGCAGGATTTGCTACTTCTGCCGTTGCTGATAATAAAACCGCATCAGAATTTGCTGGTAAAGTTTTTGATTCTATTACACAAAGTGTAACAGGTACTTCATCAAATTTACAGGTTGTTCGTCTGAAAAAAGTTATCGCATTACACATGAATAATAAACCTTCATCTTCATATCAAGCAAGTTATGAAGATGTAGATATGGGTATATTGTCAGGTATTTTAAGACAAGCAGGTACAGGATCTGATGTTTTATCAAAATTAGGTAATATTGATACTGGCAGCGTTAGTGGGTTTGTTAAAACTTCAGGTGAAGCACTCGCAGCAGGTGCTGCTCCTTTAGGTGCATTAGGATTTAAAAATTTACGTGAAGCTAATATTTTAGGTACAGGGAGTATCGGAGAAAATATTTCACGGTCAATGGCAATTACAACAAATCCCTTTAAAGAACAACTATTTCGCAATATGGGATTTCGTACCTTCGCATTTGACTATGTATTTCTCCCCAAATCAAAGAACGAAGCTTTGATGGTGCGAAATATTGTAAATACATTTAAATATTATATGCATCCTGGTATGAATCCTGCAAATCCCTATTGGTTAACATATCCTGCAGAATTTGATATTAGTTTCCATAGTTATGGACAACCCAATGAATATTTGCATAAAATTTCTTCATGCGTATTAACTAATTTAGATGTGGATTATGGCAGTGATAATGATTTTATGACGTTTAAACCTGATGGTGATGAAAGTGACGTAAACGGCGTAACACGATCAGGGTACCCAACAGAAATTACTCTCAAGCTTCAATTTACTGAACTTGAAGTCCTTACACGCAACCGTATCGGCGAAGGATATTAAAAATGTATTTTACAAAATTTCCTACCTACGAAACAAATATTGACAATAAACAAGTTACAATTGAAGATATTTTTACACGGGTTGCGGTTGGTAAATCATATAGTGAACTTTCGTCTATTTTATTACCTTATCTCGTAAAGGATACTGTGACAACCACTACAGGATTTTCTATTGGCGATGTAGTTACGTCAAATACTAACGCAAAATTTTTAATCACTGATATTGGCGAAACCACACTGAATTTACGATATCAATCAGGATCAGTATACTTAGTAGCACAAACCATATTGAAGAAAATAGACACAGCAATAAGTACAACTATGACAAGTATAATTGATCCCACAGAAGCAATACATCATTATGAAGAAGTAGCTACGGGATATGAAGTATCATATGATTCAACGATCATTCAATCAATTAGCGAACTTGACCCGGTTACTTCGCTACAAAACAGAATCTCATTGGGTGAAGTAGTTGCAATAACCAATCTTGATTATGAACAACGCACAAATGATGCTAAGCGTGCCATTAAATTGTTAAACAACCAATACTTACAACAATTTGTAAGAAACTTTGATGCTGAAGTGAGTATATGAGTTATATAGAAACCCCGTCGTTAATTGATACAAAGGAAATTCCGAAAGAAATTATTAGTAAGCCAGGTGACGTTGTTATACAAGATTTGTATATCACAAAGAATGGTGAAAACATAAGTATCAAAAATTTTTCACCGCGTTTTGTTTTATATGAAGATATGTTTAACAATTTCTTAAGCGGCGAACTAACAATTGTTGATGCGGGTGAACTTGTACGTATATTAAGTTTTAATGGAACGGAATATCTTACGTTATCATTTCGTACACCTCAATCAACAATTTACATAAGAAAATCATTTGCCATCTATGCGTTAAAAGATCGGTTTATGTCATCAACAAACCGTGAAGAAACGTATGTGTTATTGTTTACGTCTATTGAAAATGTTGCAAACAATACATTACAAATCAACAAAAAATTTTCAGGAAAAACTGACGATCTAGTAAAAAAGGTGTATGAAACACATTTAAAATTTCCACGCTTTGTTGACGGCAATAAAACGTCAGGTGAAACAACACTATTAATAGGTGATACGCCACACAAAACTTCTACAACATTTATTAGTGCGTATTGGTCACCAGTGAGAATTTTAAATTGGATTGCTTCACGCACCATGGGGAAAGAATACAAAGCACCAAATGCGTTATTCTTTGAAACAAACAAACAGTTTGTATTTTCAAGTATTGAAAATTTAATCATGTCGCAGATAAAACAAAAGCAAATTCTTACTGCATATGTGTATTCTCCGACAGGAAAGATTGCGTTTGATATGACAAAGACAAATTATACAATGTTTGACATTGCAAAACAATATAGCTTAGTAAAAAATATTTCACCGTTTTCATATTTTGATGTTTTGCAAGGTCAAAATAATGGACTTTACGGCAATTTTTTGTATACGCATGATATTTTGTTGAAAGAATGTAGACAATTTAGTTATAATCATTTTGCTGGATATCAAGATTACTATTTCATGGAAGATTTCAAAGCATCAGGAAATGAGATTGTTCAATCAAAGGCAAAAAATACACGACCGTTTTCTGCAAATACATTGTCATCAAACAGAAATATCGTACATTATAAAACTAAGCAGTATAAAATGTTTCCTGAGCAAGTTGATCCTCAATATCAAACTTGGGTGCCTCAGCGTACTAGTTTATTGATGCACATGAGTAACTTCAAAATGCACATTACAGTGTCAGGCAGAAGTGACCTTGAAGTAGGACGATTAATCTATTTCGCATATCCTCAAGCACATACTGGTGATGATGCTGAATTTAAGGCAGATCAAAAATTAACCGGCATATATATGATTACGGCAATCAAACATATTGTGTCACCTGCGGGATATGATTGTATTCTTGAAATTACAAAAGATTCATTTTTTGAGGCACTATGATAGATAATTTGTATAATCCGAAAGGATTTTTTCTGTGGGTAGGTGTAGTTGAAGATCGCATGGATCCATTACTTGTGGGTCGTTGCCGTGTAAGAATTTCAGGGTATCATAATCCTGATCCTGTTGAATTGCCTGTGGAAGATTTACCATGGGCCTATCCCATGCAACCTATTACATCGGCTGCAATAAGTGGTGTAGGACAAACACCCACAGGTCCTGTTGAAGGAACCTGGGTGGTTGGATTTTTTCGAGATGGCGAAGAATGTCAAGATCCTGTGATGTTGGGTACCATTGGTGGGATTCCTATTCGTACTCCACCAAAAATTGCAGGATTTCGCGATCCAGAAAAAACATTATCTACACGCCCTAATCCAGGCAAGGCCTATCCCCGAACCGAGTTATTAAAGGAATCTGATTTAAGTCGTCTTGCGCGTCATCAAAAAATATCTGAAACAATCGTAGGACAAAAAGATGCGGCACGAGATACAGGTGTTCCAGTTGCGTTCGGCGGGACATGGGATCAACCAAAAATTCCGTATAATGCAAAATATCCCTTTAACCATGTCTATGAATCAGAAAGTGGGCATGTGTTAGAATTTGATGATACTAAAAATAACGAACGTGTACA